TGACGACAAGTACGTAGGTTCGATGCCAATCTTTTTACCCGGTGAAACACCCGTAGATCCAGCGAAGAGAGATAGCGATTGGCTTGGTGCTGCATTTTGGTTTAACTACAACTATAGTAGTAAAGACTATATCCCTTATATACTTAAATTTGCTAAAGATGTTTGTGATTATGATAAAAATAAATTAAATTCCCTTAAGAAACTAAAGGATTGGGAGTTAAACCCCATTGCTAATGTATCAAGGATTGCTGCAGCTGGGTGGGAATATAACTCGGTCGAAATAGAACGATTTCGAAATACTTTAGAAGAACTGTATCAGCTTTCTTTGTCTCGTATTGAGGTGGTTAATGAAGATGGTGATGTGACAAGTTCAGCAGTGGTTCCTATACGATTGACTCCAGCTGATCGTACTCGGATTAAAGTAAATGACACTGTATTGTCTGATTGGGAAGAACAGGTTGTCGATCAGTGGATGGATGGTAACTTTAATATTACCTTTGATGTGTATAGCATCTTTAAGAAGAATCAACTTAAATCTAATGCTATCAGATTCGTTGAGGACGTCGTACGTAGACAGTATGATGAGGTTGTTGATGCCTATAATAGTACGTGTGAGGATGCTGTAGAGGCGTATCAGCATATCAAACGAACAAATCAAAAGAAGATGCTGACTCTTATGGAAGGAATCTTCTCTGACCTCGAATCGATTAAAAACTCAGCTAAGGCAACACGTGCACCAAGAGTAAAGAAACCAAAAGCATCTGATGCACAAGTAAAGAATCTAAAGTATAAGAAAGACGATATGGCTTCTAAACTTACTTCTATTAATCCGATGTTGATACCCGGTAAGAGTGTGCTTTGGGTGTATAATACGAAGACCCGAAAGTTGACTGAACTACGGAGTGATTCAATAAAGGGGTTTGAGGTAAGTGGAACTACAATTAAGAATTTTGAGCCATCAATGAGTAGGATAACTACTTTACGTAAACCAGAGGATGTGTTACCTAGTATCCTAACTAAAACAGTAAAACAAATTGATAAGATTTGGAAGACTCAAATTACAACAAAAGTAACTGAACCTAATGGTAGAATCAATGAAGACTGTATTTTACTGAGAGTAATGGAGAAATGAATGTGCTTGAAGATAAGATAATGACAAAGAAAAGATTTTCTACAGGAGTTGAAACATTAGTACGAGACACAGGAATGAGTTATATCGATGCAGCTACATCTATCATTGAAGATAGGGGTATTGAATACCGCAATCTAGGTAAACTGCTATCTGACTCGCTAAAAGATAAGATTGAGGTTGAAGCTTCAAATCTTAATTTAATTAAAATAATTAAGGGGAATACCTTACCATTATGAGCAATGACCCCTTCGAATCGTATAAACTATATAATGCTCTGAAGTTACACTTTGAATCTGATTCGTATGATGCAATAAAGTATAATTTTAAAACATCGGTCAAGGCTCAATCGTTCTTCAAACGTAAAGACAAATATTTTTTTGCTAAGATAGCTAATAATCATAGTAAAGATATTATGCAGTTCTATATTGCTAATTTTAAAGTTGGTCTATCATATGTCGGTGATATGATAGATGATGTTGGCAATAATAACTATACTCAGCACAAAAGAATAGTAGAATCTATTCATCGAGTGTTTAGTATTGATATAAATATCATTCTTGATGAGTTAGAGAAAAGCTCGTTATCATTCGATGATTGTCTTACGGCAGATTTGAATGATCATCCTTTAATTATCAAGATGATGATGCGTGATGATATCTCAATGGAGACAGTGGTTATCATTAACGCATTAACAGGGTTTATTTCACGGGAAGATAGTAAGATAACTGAAACCATTCTATGGCCAGATGTCAAGCGTAAGATCGTGAAGTACTCTCCGTTTGTCAGATATGACAGACAAAAATGTGTAAATATGTTAAAAAAAGTGTTTACACCAATATAAAAGTGTGATATAATATACACATATATTATGGAATACATTGGATAATTCAGATATACTAAAATACTAAAATACAGGAAATACAATATATGTCATTTGCAAATCTAAAACAATCTCGTAGTACGTCAATCGACAAGCTAGTCAAAGCTGCAGAAGCAGTATCAACAAACAAACAAGAAAGCTCGTATGGTGATGATCGATTCTGGAAACCTTCTCGTGATAAAGCGGGTAATGGTTATGCAGTAATTCGTTTCCTGCCGGCTAAAGAAGGTGAAGATCTTCCATGGATTCGTTATTGGGATCACGGGTTTAAAGGTCCAAGCGGTCTTTGGTATATTGAAAACTCGCTTACTTCTATTGGTCAACAAGATCCAGTATCAGAGATGAATTCTCAACTATGGAATACTGGTCGTGATGAAGACAAAAGTATTGCCCGCGATCGTAAACGTCGTCTGCATTATGTTTCTAACATTCTTGTAGTATCAGATCCAGAAAATCCTCAAAACGAAGGTAAAGTATTTCTTTATCAGTTTGGTAAAAAGATCTTCGATAAGATTATGGATATGATGCAACCACAATTTCAAGATGAACAGCCAGTGAATCCTTATGATTTCTGGGAAGGTGCCGACTTTAAGATTAAGATTCGTAAGGTTGAAGGTTGGGTAAATTATGATAAGTCTGAATTCTCTTCGGCTGCACCATTGTTTAATGGCGATGAAGATAAGCTTGAAGAGATCTATAACAAACTTAATTCATTGGCCGACTTCCTTGATCCTAAGAACTACAAGTCATACGATGAACTTAAGGCTAAGTTGAATAAGGTGCTAAATGTTGATGCAGGTCATGCTGCTATGGAATATGCGTCACCAGTGAAGACTATGGCTGAACAAGCTCCAAGTACAGAATCATTTGTTCGTGATGCCCCTACTATGGCTAGTACCGATTCTGATGATGATGACGATAAAGATGATACTTTGAGTTACTTCGAGAAGATCGCACGAGAGTCATAAAAGAATAACAACAAAGACTACATGGATGTAATTTATGGGGGACGAAAGTCCCCCTTTTTTTATCTTGCAAATGCTGATGTTATTGATTGACTAGCGAATGAAGTAGGAGCTTGGATAATCGTCGTATTTGTTACTGAATTATCTGCAGAGTTCGAACTAGCTGAAGTAATGATAGGAGCTGATTTAGTTGCCATAGCTTCTTTATTTACCATATTATCATATGAACCTATATCTAATTCAGCACCAACAATAGGAGTAGCAATTTCTAGTTTAGGTTTCTTAGCTTCCTCTTGGGCAACTTTGAGATCATCTTTAATTTTCTTAGCTTGGAGTTCTTCTGTAACTCGTTGAGCATTATTTGTGTCTAGTCTATCTATTTTCATATCAGGTATTTCAAAATCAATACCCAAAAAGTCAAGTAGTGCACCACCCTTATCTTTGATAAACGACAATATACCATTAGTCAAATCAATAAAAAAGTTGGCTACCTGACCTAAACCATCTTGCAGATAAGCAGCACCGATTTTTAATACATCACCAATACTACTTACATCAAGCTTTTCTTTCAAGTAGTCGAGGAGTTCAAATAAGCCCCATAAAACCAAACCGACTGCAGCAGCTATTGCAATAAACGGTGCTGCAGCTACTAGTATAGGAGTTAATGCAGTTATCATACTGCTAAAGGTACTGATAATAGCAGGTATAAATGTACCCATCATAAATACTCTAAATATATTGAGGGCCGTCATTAGTTTACCAACAATCGTAAATAGAGTACCTAGTTTACCTATAATTGCACCGCCAAATTGTAATGCAATACCACCTATGATAGCTCCAACTGTGATTAGATTATCGCCAAGTAGGGAAAGTCCTCCTTCAATATCGCCTGTGAATATTTTAATAATACCATTAAAGACTTCTTTTAATGAATTAAATACTTTACCGAATATCTCGGTAAATTTAGCGGGATCAAAGAATGCTAAGGCGAGAGCTGCAGCACCAGCCAGAAAACCACCACCACTAGTAATACCCTTAGCAATATCATCAAACTTCTTACTCATATTACTCAATGAGCCGGCCATTTGATGTAAAGTACTATTAGCTTCTTCTTGAAGTTTCTGTGCTTCTCTACGTTTTTCTTCTGATTGAACACCCGCTGCAATTGCCTCTAATTGCTGTCTAGCTAATTCAATACCTATCTGATCACCTTCAGCAATCGAATCTTGTAGGTCTTGAGTAACCATCTCAAAGGTCTCACGTAACATCATAGTGGATTCATCTGATTTAAATCCCATCAGACCTTCTAATGACTTAAGACCGTTTTCAATAGCTAAAGTTGAGGTACTTGCTTCAAGTGTTTTTGTTTGATCTTTAAGTCTGTCCGACAACATAGATAGACTAGCAGATACATTATCTGCCTTCAGATTAGCTTCCATTGTTTGAGCAATGGTATTAGCTTTCTCTTGTAAGCTACTTAATTCAACTAGTCGATTCTGAATCTGCTGATCGGTTTGATTAGGTAAAGATAGTTTTTCGGCAACTGCGGCTAATGCTTGTTCGAGTATAGCAGTTTCTTCTGACGATGCTCGATAAGAGAGTTCTGATAATGTATTAGTTGCTTCGACATACTTTAAAGCCGCCTCAGAACTCTTAGAATTTGATTTAATATCGGCAGAGATTTGAGCTAATAGTTTAATGGATTTTGATTCACCACCCTTATAACCCTCTCTGACTGCTTCTTCTAAACCATTTTTTATTTCTTTATCATTAGCCATTTTGTATTACCTTATTTGCCCATAGCTTCTTTTGCATAGAATGCAGCTACGATTGCAGCAACTGATACAAAGTATGTTGGAGCCATATCACCTAGAGTATTCGCTGCTTGATCTAATCCAAAAAGAGAAGCAATTACGACTGAAGCGGGATATAGTAACATACCGCCGAGTGCAAACCAAGCCATTTTACGTTGTGCATCACGCATTGCATCCGCGTCTTCTAAAGCTTTTCTTTTAAACTCTAAATGCATTTCTAATTCAGCATTAGAAATGATACCATCGCCATTTATATCAGCATCTTCTAATGCTGAACCTGATTCTAATTGCTTACTCATAGATATATCTCCTATTTGTGTGACCTTTTCTGTTGTTGAATTCTTTCGTTTTCTTTCTTAATATAATCATGTAAAAGAGCTACATAGATCTCCCTCTCCCATGGCACCATATTATCCAGTTCAGTCAAACTATATCCATGATGTTGCATCATAGCGAAGTTAGTCTTATAATGGTTCACAAGACTATCATGTGAGAGGGCTACATAAAAAAACTTTGAATACCTTTTAGTTCAAGTTTATTATGTACACTACACTTATCACAATCGAACTCGATGTTATATGCTAATGATGGCATATCAGAAAAGAACTTAGCAATCATAGCAAATTGAGTAGAATTCAAACTGTCTATAAATTCAACTACGTTCTTTCTAGGCTCATCTTTTGTATTATATACATTATCATTATCAAAGATGGTTACAATACAATCTACCATCATATTCATAATACCATCAACCGTTTGTAAATCACCGTCACTATATTTACTCATATCGTCAATTGATGGATAACGCATTACAATACCAATCTCTTTATTGATTCGAATCGTCTTACTCTCATCATCTACCTCAGTAACTTCTACTTCATCCAGATTAATCTCTCTTGGATGTGGATGTGAACACTCGGTACACTTTAATGATACTTCGACATTTTCACCTACTGACTTAGACCGAAGTCTTAGGAAGAGTGATTCAATATCAAACATAGTTAACTTACTGGTATCAATTTTATCATACACGCAAGCTGATATAACATCCTTGAGTGCAGTAACAATTTGTTTCTGATTCTTTGATTCCATAGCAATCATAAGAATCTTTTCTTCTTTTACTAAGTAGGGTCTAAACTCTACTTTTTTATTCATCGACGGAATAACTGTCGAATACTTCGCACTCGTTACAATAGGCAATGCCATGATATACTACTCCTTAATATAAATATTTTAAAATGCTGCTTGAAAAGCAGACAATGTACTGGATACTGGACCTTCTGGTACGTATCGGTCAAATGCAAATGTCACATTGGTTCTCACAAATCCCAAGGCACCTTGAGATAATTCAACTGCAGATATGTTTATGGGAAATGCCTTTTCTAGTTTAACACCATATACTGGCACGTTTTTACTATTTAATTGTTGTATTACAATGTCGGTAGAATAATCTTTCTTATAACCTACTTGATATGTATTTACATCAAATATTGCTGACATCCAGCTCTCTATCATGTTACGCATATAGTAGTCATTAGTTAACAAAAATGACATCGTAACGTCGTCGTCAATAAATGTATACGGGAACTTATTCTGTTGCTTATCGGCCTGATAATCAAATGTACTAATATTACGTGAAGGTATTGAAACCGTTTCACATAAAAGAGAGATATCACGAGGATCACTAATAAAGTTAGCTGGTTTAATTTTATTACCAGATACTAATGAACCGATAAGCGCTTGTGGGTTAATATTCAATAATGATTGTGTCGGTGGTGAGAATATCACATTGAATCGATTCGGTGTTGCAAGACCACCTTTCTTTCCAATCGTAGCTTTTAAGTTATCTATCGTTGACATTATTATTTCACCTGCCTATATTCTTTTGTGGACTGTGCCCATACTGAACGAGAACTCTTCTTCTTAAATTGTTGTACCGGTAAAAATATTGCTGGTTCCCAATCTGTCATAGGTACTTTAGAAAATTGCGACTTTACGTGAGACAATAGATAGTGCTTAAAACAAGGTTTAAATTCTCTATACTTCTGAACTCCGACTAACATATCATAACGTAAACGTTTAAGTCGTGTAGTATCATCTATTTCTTTAGGAGCTAATTTAAATAACTCATTTACCAATCTTGCTCGAGCAATAGGATTTAAGTAGTGTAGATTTAAACCATAGAATCCACCTGGCGCAGGTCCTACCATGATCGTTAAAGGAAATCTATCATAATACGGTAGAGTCTCTTTATACTTAGGATCATAGAAGTACATGTACATCTCACCTGGTAATACTTTTGTAGTTCTAGTGAGTGCGGTATCTGCTAATAATTGCTTACGACTTGGAGTCTGCAATTCTTTTACTTTTTGCATAAACCATTCTTCAGATTCTGGAGTACGAGTCTTAATTCCAGCGCGGAATGCTTGTGCAGATATTGTATCGAATATTGAATTAGCCATATACTTATTTATACCTATCCTTTAAGGAGTTTGATACCTAAACTCTTTAATGTATCTTCAGTCCATACCTCAAACTTCCAATCACGCTTCTCGGCATAGGCCTTAGCATATTGCCATTTGTCGGTATTCTTAATATACGTCGTGACTTCATTGACATATCGCTTTGTGACACGTGCTGGCTTCTTAGGAGCAGTTGTTTCTTTCCTTGGTTTAATCTCAACCAATATTACCTCACCATCCATGCATACTAATAAGTCAACAAAGTATCGATGTACTTTATTATCTAATTGGCACTTATATGGTACAACGACTTCTTCCGAACTCCATCGTGTAATTCTTGGCGACGAATCACACCAGCGAAAAGCATTTCTTTCCCATAAGGACCTATAAGTAACCTTAGTAGGATCACCAGCGTATTTACTAATGTTTTTTACTCTATATTTACCCTTATAAGTCATATAAATACTCTATGATAAGTTTAACTTTAACATATTTATAGGTAGTATTCAATGGCCATATATCGATTTCCAAGTAATCTAGACACCGGTGAGGGAAAGAATCATGTTTCCTTTCAAGTAGTAGATGATACTTCTCCTGAATTTGAAAAGATTCATTTATACGTTCAACAGGGTTTTAATACATCAGATTCGGCTTCATATGGTAATGTAGATCTTGGTGCTATTAATGCATTAAAGTCCTTTGCTACAAGTGAAAAATCTTTATCGGGTGATGATGCGACTGTTGCTGGTCTTAAGGTAATTGAAAAATTAACTGGAGAAGCTGGTTTGAATGCAAAGGTTGCACTTGAAAAGAAAATTGCATTTAATCCTCAGACTGCACTTGCATTTGAATCAGTAGGCGTACGTTCATTTAGTTTTGACTTTAAACTAGTACCAGAATCTGAACAAGAGAGTGAAATAGCAAGGGCTATTGAAAACATTTTTCGAAAGTATTTATATCCTAAGAAATCAGGTGAGTTTACATTGAGGTATCCACCCAAATGGCGCATTCGATTTATGTCTGGCGAAAATGATAATAAGTATATGCCATTTATTCAAGATTGCTACTTAGTTGGTTTTGATGCAACACATAACTCTGAAGGTAACTCTTTCTTTGCAAATGGTGCACCGACAGCCGTCGACATGAAACTTTCGTTTACTGAAACTAAGATTATGACACGAAGTGATTTGTATCCAGACAATGGATATGACTACACGTATTCGAGACCAGAATATGCAACTGCTAGTACTTCAGGGGAGAATTCTTAATCATGGCGTTTTTTAAACAATTCCCTAAAATAGGTTATGACTTTGCTCGTAATGGTATTAGACAAAATATAGTTGATATCTATCGTAATAGTACAATACTGCCATCTACATTAGATAATGCCGTAACATATAGGTATTATGAAATCCGCAATGGCGAACGACCTGATATTGTATCGCAACGCCTGTATGGCT